CAGATGAAGACATATCAGCACCCCAACTCATAAGGACAATATCACCCATAAGAGGTTCCCAGTCTTCATTACGACTTACACGATAGAAACCGTTATTCGCAAGTTGTTGACCAAGAGTGACTGTTGATGGTAGACCTTGAATACCGATACCAGCTTCTTTCAAGGCTTGTGATACAGTACCAGAACAATCTCCAGTACCATCAGAGCCATTACGAGACCCGTACATTGAATATGTAATAAGACCACGGCGGGCTACAAACCAATTTACAATAGATTGTTGAACACTCATTTAAGTGCCTCCTTGGATTTATTTTTGAATAGATTGTTTAATTTCCGCGATAGTTTTCTTCAAGTCTTCGACCTCATGTTTTAAAGCCTCAATTTCTCTTGTAGGTAATTGTGATTTTGTTACAAGAGGGTCTTCCGCAAATTTATTTTGCTCCATAACTTGTAGAAAAAAGTTGTTATATGTTGGAAATAATCCATATGCTTGAGATACAGATAACGATGTCGATTGTTTACCTTTAATCTCACCAATATCACGGCCAATAGTTTCTATTACATCTTTTAAATTACTCATAAGCTCACCTCATTAGAGGGTGTTTTTAGCTGCTGTATATGCTGCTACCAAGTCTTCAGTTTCAATAGCTGTAATACGATTGCCCAGCTCTGTAAGTTTAGTAATAATGCCAGAATCAACATTACCACCACCAGCGGAGATTTTATCAGCAAGTTCTTTGAGAGTATCGAGCTCTTCAGGAGCACCACCGATAAGGTCGGTTTTAGCTTGTGTAATTGCAGTGTTAAGTTGTTCTTGAGTGATACCTGTTGGTAGACTAGTAACTTCAGACTTGTCAGCTTTTTGAGCAAGAGCAGCATCAATACGTTTAATATCAGCACCTACGGCTGAGAATGCATTTGAAAGATTTGACATAGAGTCCTCCTAAATCTTAGCAAGGTTGTAAATATTAAGGTAATCTTCACCGCTATCGACTAACCCTGCTTGTTTAATGTCGTTAGCAATGACGCGTAGTTTCTCTTCATATGCATCAGGAGGAATAAGAGTATCCCCTCCGAAAGAAGATTGTACTACTTTGACTTTATATTTGTTAGAAGGGAAGATATGACCATCAACTTTAATCTCAAGTAGATATTTACCATATTCTAAACTCTTCCCTAGAGCGAATGTGACAACGCCGTCAACAACTTTAACATTCTTAGAGAATTTAATTTCACCAAGTTGAGACAATGTAACAATACCTTCTCCAGTTAGAGGAAATACGTTTCCATCGTCGTCTAAGATTTCGAATGTAAATTCTGAAGAAGTGTCTCCGCTTTTGATAACATCGCCACCATCAATAAGCCTGAGGGACGTCATCAATTTAGACATGGGTTACTCCTTTTTTTTTAGTCTTTGCGTGGTTCGTGATAATTCAAGGCTTGTTCGCTATCACCCACACCTTTAGTTGTTGGGTCCGTAACAATACCAAGGATAACCAAGATAACAACAAGAGTATTAACTCCCTCTTGGATGTTGCTAGGGATTGTAAGTCCAAATTGTTGCAGCATCAAGAATACTGCTGAGATAAGAGCGATAAGTGTAGTTTTGTTTTGTAAACGTAATTTAAAATTAATCATTATTTTTCTCCTTTTGAGTTTTGTCTTCGTCTTCGTCTTTATGATGGTCTACTCTATCCGACACATATTTGGTAATAAATGGAACATTAATACCAATAGCTTCCCCATTTTTTAGAATGGACGCAGCATAAGAAAAGAATAAATAATAAATAAACATATCAGCTTCAGTATTAACATTAGCAAGCATTGCAAGAGGGTAGCTAATTAATACTACAATAAATACAAATACATGACTTGCTAATCCTTTTTTACTTATAGTTGATGAGAAGTCCTTAGTAACCCATCCCCTCAAATATCCAAGTGTAACATCTAAGATAATCACCCAGAATGTGGCAGCGACCATTAAGTGCTCATCTATACCATGATTATAGAAATCTATAATGTAGAGTGCAAGTCTATTCAATCCGTCTGCTGGGGGGTCTGCCGTTGCGAGTAGATATAGCAAACTTATTTACCTCCAAGAGGAAATTGTACGACATCAGAACAAATATCTTTAATATCTGTTCCGTCATTGTGTTTGTTTAAAATAACCTGACTATCTGGAGTGACATTATGGGTTTGAGCATTAGCGCGCTCATTCATATTAGCCAATCCGATAGCAGTAGTGCTGACAATACCAGCTAATGCGATTTTTGTATGTAATCTCATTTCCTTCACTCTTTCTAAATTGCAAATGAAAATATGTGTTTCATTATTTTTCCTTTTTGTGCACCAAGTATGTGTAGATAAGCGTCAGGGTTAAACTGCAACATAACTAGGTCTCTTGGGTCTGTAGTAAAATATGGGGCAGATAACATAAACGAACCAATAAAATTCTTACAGAATTCATCTGGAAACTTAACCTTACAGTTACCAGTTTCGGTAAATGGATCTGCTATTAATTTACAATACACAACGTTATCAATAAGTTTATACATACAATACAAACCATTATTTCCATTTATTCTAACCCATTCAGGTTCTTTCTTAACAACGGTGGACTCCTGTTGTAATGCAACCCAGTTAGACCACTGATTACCACGTTTTTGTCTTGTGTAAATCTTGTCATTAAAGAATGAATTAGCTTGTTGCATAACATACGTATCTGCATTTGCAATAACCGTAAGATACCACCATTGTAAATCATTGTTAGGCATGTTAGAACAATTATTAACATTGTAGAAACCTGTCTTTAGGATAGTGTTGGCATCGCCAGAATTATACTTAATACAAGTACCATTAGCTTCTGTAAGTTGATGATTTTGGATTTCTTTATCTTTAATACGATAAACACCCTGCTCAATACTTACATCACCAGGTGCGACTTGTACTCGATATTTTTTGTTATTATGCACCATACCAATACCGACACCTTCTCGATGGTATGAAATAGCAACTTCTTCAGTTCCTATTGGATAATCATATGATACAGGAGGTGACAACTTGTCTGAGATAGTAGCACGAATAACAAAAGACGATTTAGGTGTAAAGTCTCCCCGTAAAGACGCAAGTCTATTTACAGCTTCCATTGTTTGATTAGATGCAAAATCTGCATCGCCACCATTAAGCGTAAATGTTTGACCTCCATCTGAGGACGTTGAAAATCGAACAGTAATGCTGTTTTTCTGACTACCATTGATATTCAGATTAGCTACTCTACAAGTCGTTCTTGTATTGATTATAGACGCATTCTGTCCAACACGTTCTGCTGTAAATAAGATTGTAGGTGAGAAATATGGTAACACTTTTACAGTTTTGGTCTTGATATCGGATTTAATACCACGTTCATCAATTATATAAGCAGATATAGTTATATCGCCTACAAAATTCATTAAACCAAACTTACCATTGTTGGAATCTACTGATAAGTTCTTACCTACAATTTCCGCATGATAACGATTGACTGATGCACCAAAACTACCAACAACATCTTTAAAATTACATTGTATGTTTGATAAGATTTGTAAGAATACATTAGGTGTTCCTAAAACATTCTTGATATTTTGATTTGTCTCAACAAGTTCTATATCAGTAAATGTTGGTTTAGATGAACTACCTTGTGGAGCAACGTGAATACGGATTGGCACACGAACTGTAGATCCTATTTTATTACTGCCATTGTAGGTTTCAATATCAATTTCACCAGTTCCAGAAGTCGCAGTAGATGGAATCTGGTTGATAATATCCGTAGGAATTGTCCATGTGTATGTAGTATCCACATTAGTCGCAATATCACGCCATACAGAACCAAACCCAAAACGAAGTTTGTGTTTGAAATTATCTTTCTGACGTTTGATATTGATTGTTAATGGTTGACCAAAATACCCATCATAGCGTTCTTCAACAGACGTTGACGCAAGAGCTAAAGGTGGTGGTGTTAAATAAAAAGGAGCAATTTCCAATCGATTTGGAGAATATCCACCCTGTCCATTAAATACAACACTAACTTTTGCAGTTTTAATACCTTCAGAGTTGTGCCATAGATTATGTCCATCTTGGTCAATAAGTGTAATCTCACTATTAGGATTAATAGCACCACAAGCAAAAGGAATTTGTCGGTCATCGAATTGAATATAACCTGTACAATTATATCCGCTAAACGACCAACCTCTTGATGTTAAGAATAACCGAAGTCTATAAGTCGATATATTCTTTTCACTACTTTGACTAGTTAAATCGACCCATAGTTTTAATCTATACCCTCGGTCGTCATTACTCCAATGTTCTGACATTAGTTACCTCCCACATTGATATCACCGACATATCGGATAACATTCATATCCAAGTCAGCGAAATACTGTTCAGTCCTATAACGACCTACTTGAATAGTTTTAACAAAAGTACCATTGTCAATATACAACATACCCTTGTCAATATACATGACCTCTTTACCAGAAGAAAACATGGATATACGCCCTGCTGGTGAGAACATAATCGAACTAGACCCATCGGTTTTACCGATTGTAAGACCTTCGTTAGATTGTGTGATAAAGGAATCGATAAAGCTTGTCTTAGCCGCCATATCACCTAAACTCGTTTCAAGTTGTATAATACGTTGTGATTGTGTTACTAGATCGCTTTCAGCTTTAATACGATTAGTCTCAGCAGATTTAAGGTAATTCTTATAATCCGCAATCCAAGCTCGTACTTCATCTGCTGCAGCCTTAGCTTGTAATTCTGCACGCATTTTAGCATTATTCTCAGCAAGAAGTTGTAGTTGTTGATTAGTTAGAGTTGAATCAGCTTTAGTCTCAATTACATCGGACAAGTCATAAGGTGATGCTTGCCATACACGAGGTGTAGCTCCTTCATAAACATCTAGTTCGGTAAAGAATAACATAGACGTGCCATTATCAGTACGACCTGCGTTATCGATACGGATAAATCCTTCATCACATTCACCAGAATTGAATACATTCTCAAATCGTACAACTTGTGTTGTAGACGGCGAACCGTTAATTGATTTAACATTTACGACTTTAGTATAAGAGGTTGTCTCTCCAATCTTACGACCCAAGAAGTAAATATTGACCTTTTTAAGATTACCTGTACCAAACATTGACACATTAAGAGAATATGTTGTATTGCGTTTAACAGGGAATCGTCTAGTTGCGGCAGGAATATCACCGTTAGTGTCGTTAGTCAGTAAGAACATTTCCCTTGTATTATTGTAATAAAATGCGTGTTTAGCTACACGTAATTTATTATTAGGTTGTCCGATTTCCCAATAACCCCAATCGTTGAGGTTCTTAGGAAATGCTGAGTTTCTAA